TCAGAACAAGAGTTTGTTAAAACATTCTTTAAAAATTATGGTAAACAGGTTAAGAAAACTCCTGATTCCGTAGAGTGGGCTAAAGAGTTGTACTCAGATATGAAAAACGAATCAGTAAACGAAGGTATATCCGTATTCGATGAAAGACACTTTGGTAAAAAAGGTATTATCATTATGATTGATGATAACGGAAAGAAAGTATCAGCTATCTTCAAAAATAAAAAAAACGCAGATAAGTACAATAGAAATAAATCATCGGATTTACAAACTCTTTTAAAGTTAGCAAAGAATACTCCATACCCAAAGGCAATTGATGAATCAGTAAACGAAGCTAAAGAACCTGAAGTAATTACTACATTAAGAAAAATCGTAAAGAATAAACAAAACGATTTGATTAAAGATACTAAGAGTGGTAAGAAGGTAAGAGTTGATATGAATTCAGCAAACCTAATGGTTCAAGTATATGATGCACTTAAAAAACAATCTAATAAAGATAAGTTTGTTAAGAGTGGTATCGTAATGATGGGACACACATCATACAAACTTATGAAGAAAGAAAATATAACTGAGTATGATGTAGAAAACGGACAAGATATAAGAGAATTCGTAGAATTTATTGAATCATACAAAGTTGATATAAATGAAGCGGAGTATCAAGGTAGAAAAGTTGAACTTGGTAAAATTTCACAAGGCGATGTTAAGAAGTTTAAAGTGTATGTAAAAAACGCTAAAGGTAACGTAGTAAAAGTAAACTTTGGCCAAAAAGGAATGACTATCAAAAAGGGAAATCCTGGAGCTCGTAAATCATTTAGAGCACGAATGAATTGTGATTCACCTGGACCACGATGGAAGGCAAGATATTGGTCTTGTAGAAAGTGGTAGATAGGTTTATTAATTATATTACCATATTTATTATAGAAGTTTAATTTTAAAAAGGCAAATTATGAGTACATTATTAATCATAGCATTAGTTATCGGTGTTGCAGTAGCAACTTATTTAGTATTATTATACACTGGAAAAATCAAAGATAGAGATGGAGATTTTATTCCTGATGTAGTAGAAGATACTGTAGAAGATATCAAAGAAGATGTAGCTGAAGTAAAATCAGAAGTAAAACGTAGAGTTAAAAGAGTTAAAGAAGAACTTAAAGACGTTAAAGCTGCTGGTAAGAATTTAGCAAAACAATCTAAAGATGTTGTTGAAGCTGCAAAAGGTGGAAAACGAAAAGGTAGAAAACCTGCAAACAAAAAAAGAAAACCAGCTACTAAGAAATAAGGTAGTAGATGGAAAAGTATTTCGGAAATTTTAAGAATCTGATAATCTTAGTATTAATTATAGTAATAATTTTTCTAAGACAGTGTAGTGGTACAGGTGGAGTAAGTGATACTCCATCCGAGCCTACTATTATCACAAAAGTAGAAACGAAATACGACACTATTACTAAAGAAGTTACAAAATACGTTCCTAAAATAGTTACTAGAATCAAAACTGAAATTGATACCATTAGGTTAACTCAGAAAATTGATACTCTATCTATTTTAGAGGATTACTTCGCAAAATATGTTTATGAAGATTTTCAACAACTAGATTCTTTAAACTTAACAATTAAAGATACAATCTCTCAAAACAAAATTTTATCAAGAAAAATATTCTACGATTTAATCTATCCTACAACAACTGTAACGGAAACGAAGTATATTAACCAAAGAGAATTCTATGTAGGATTCGGGTTAAATGGAACATCAAAACAATTTAATTATATTGGTGGTTCGATATTGTACAGAACAAAGAAGAAACAGGCGTTTGGATTAGGAATCGGATTGAATGACCAATTTCAACCAATCTTATCTACTCAGTTTCTTTGGAAATTGGGAAAGAAATGAGTAAGAACATAAAAGAACTTATTAGGGAAGAGTACGTTAAGTGTGCTAAAGACCCAGTTTACTTTTTCAAAAAGTACTGTTATATACAACATCCAAAAAGAGGTAAAATTCTTTTTGATTTGTATCCTTTTCAAGAAGATGTTATGGGTGAGTTTGATATTCACCGATACAATGTAATTCTTAAATCACGTCAGTTAGGTATCTCAACATTATCCGCAGGTTATTCTTTATGGATGATGTTATTTCACGAAGATAAAAACATATTGGTAATTGCAACTAAACAAGAGGTAGCTAAAAACTTAGTTACTAAAGTTAGGTATATGCATGAGAATTTACCGAGTTGGTTAAGAGGTGATACCGAAGAAGATAACAAACTATCCTTACGATTACGAAATGGTTCAACAATCAAAGCAACATCAGCTAGTGGTGATGCAGGTCGTTCTGAAGCATTATCAATGTTGATTATAGATGAGGGTGCATTCATTAAAGGTATTGATGAGATATGGGCATCAGCTCAATCTACATTATCAACTGGTGGTAAAGCAATCGTACTATCAACTCCAAATGGTGTTGGTAACTTCTTTCATAAAACTTGGTTAAAGGGTGAAGAAGGTGATGGTTGGAATCCAATCAAATTACATTGGACTGTACATCCTGAACGAAACGATAAGTGGAGAGCTGAACAAACTCAACTCTTAGGTGAAAAGATGGCAGCTCAAGAATGTGATTGTGATTTCATTAGTTCTGGTTATACAGTCGTAGATGGGCAACTTCTACAATGGTATGAAGAAACCCACGTTCAAGACCCAGTAGAGAAAAGAGGATATGATAATAACTATTGGTTATGGTCACAACCAAACTATACAAAAGATTATGTAGTGGTTGCCGATGTTGCGAGAGGTGATGGAGCAGATTATTCAGCATTTCACGTATTTGATGTGGAGAGTGTAGAGCAGGTTGCAGAATATAAAGGTAAGATAAGTACCAAAGATTATGGTAATATGTTAGTGAATGTGGCAACTGAATGGAATGATGCATTGTTGGTAATTGAAAACGCAAACATTGGTTGGGCAGTAATACAAGAAGCAATAGATAGAAATTATAAAAACCTTTATTATTCATATAAAGAGTTTGGATATGTAGATGATGATATTCATTTACAAAAAGCATATGATTTAAAAGATAAATCACAAATGGTACCTGGTTTCTCAATGACAAGTAGAACACGCCCATTAGTTATCTCAAAGTTAGATACTTATATGAGAGAAAGAGTTCCGATTGTTCGTTCTAAACGATTGATTGAAGAACTTTTTGTTTTTATATGGAATGGTAACAGAGCTGAAGCTCAACAAGGTTATAATGATGATTTAGTGTTATCATTTTCAACAGGACTTTGGGTAAGAGATACGGCACTTAAATTAAGACAACAGGGAATCGAACTAAACAAAAGAGCACTATCCTTAACATCTAAGCAGGGAGTTTTTAAATCAAATCAATCCAAAGCAAAAGATGCTTGGAAGATAAACACTGGTAGAGGTGATGAGGATATAAGTTGGTTACTATAAAATTTGGATATTAAAAATATTTTTTGTATATTTATATATTGTAGTAGTATATAAAAGAAAAACATTATGGCAGATACTTCATTATTCGGTAGATTAAAAAGATTATTCTCAACTCAGGTAGTTGTTAGAAGAGTCGGTAAAGATAAATTAAAAGTAGTTGATTCTTCAAGATTACAAGCAGATGGTAATAGAAGAGGTTCAGCTTACTATGATAGGTATGGAAGATTGCATGGTTCTAACTCAAGAAAGAATTGGCAGACATACAACGAAAGATTTAACTACCATTCAAATAAATTAGAATTATATACAGATTATGAAGCAATGGATAAAGATTCTATTATTTCATCAATCTTAGATATATACTCAGATGAGTGTACTCTTAAAAATGATATGGGTGATGTACTTAGAGTTAAATCATCTGATGAAAAAGTAAAGAAAACATTAAGAAACTTATTTTACGATGTATTGAACATTGAGTTCAACCTTTGGTCTTGGGTAAGAGGTATGAACAAATATGGTGATTACTATCTTTACTTAGATATTGATGATGAATTAGGTGTTGTAAATGCACAACCATTATCTGTATATGAGACTCGTAGAGAAGAAGGATATGATTTAGATAATCCGTATTCAGTAAGATTTGAGGTTGAAGAACAAAACACAAATGCAATCTCACAAAGAAATCAAACTAAGTTTTTAGAATCATTTCAAGTAGGTCATTTTAGATTACTTACAGATACTAACTTCCTTCCATATGGGCGTTCACTATTAGAAGGTGCAAGAAAGACTTGGAAACAATTAACTCTTATGGAAGATGCGATGATGATTCATAGAATTATGAGAGCACCTGAAAAGAGAATCTTCAAAATTGATATCGGAAATATTCCACCTGCAGAAGTTGATTCGTATATGAGTAACATTATAGACCAGATGAAGAAAACTCCATATATAGATGAAACTACTGGTGATTACAATCTTAAATTCAATATGCAGAATATGTTAGAAGATTACTATCTACCTGTTAGAGGTGGACAAAGTGGTACTGAGATTGATTCTCTAAGTGGAATGGAGTTCGGTGGTATTGATGATATTGAATACCTAAGAAATAGAATGATGGCAGCACTTAAAGTTCCAAAAGCATTTATTGGATACGAAGAAGGTGTTGAGGGTAAAGCAACATTAGCACAAGAAGATATTAGATTTGCTCGTTCTGTAGAAAGAATCCAAAAGATTGTATTATCAGAATTAACTAAGATTGCAATCGTACATTTATATTCACAAGGATATACAGATGAAGAATTAGTAAACTTTGAATTAGAACTTACTAATCCATCTATTATATATGAGCAAGAGAAAGCAAACCTTTGGTCTGAAAAAGTAACATTAGCAAGTGATATCAAAGATTTAAAAATGGTATCTCAAGAATGGGTTTACAAAAACATCTTTAATATGAGTGAAGATGAGTGGAAAGAAGAACAATTTAAAGTTATTAATGACTTGAAGTTAGGATTCAGACACGAACAGATTGAATCAGAAGGTAACGACCCAGTTAAGACTGGTGAATCATTTGGTACTCCACATGATTTAGCATCATTATCTCAACAGAGTGGTGGAGATGAAGAAGGTGCAAACGCAGGATTCCCAACCGTTGAAGACACAGGTGGAGCACCCGAAGGTGGGTTTGAAGGAGCTGGTAGACCTAAAGAAGGTGGAAACTACAAAACAGATGATAATCCATTTGGTAGAGACCCATTAGGAAACATAGCAAATAGACCTACTAAAAACGAAAGATACAATGCCAATACAGTTATTAATCAAGAACAGATTGATGCAGTTGTTGGACGTATGAAATCGCAAAGAAAAACCAAAAAAATGATAATAGAATCCTTAAAAGAGGACAGTAATGATGTGAATCTATCATTATTGGATGAGAAAAACATATTGGATTCTTAAAAATATAATATTTATAACCAAATACATAGTTGCTTTTATCAAAAATGAGGAAAGAAATGAAAAAATTAAAACATAGTAAGTACAAAAATACTGGAATCCTATTTGAACTATTGGTAAGACAGATTAGTACCGATACTTTGAATAATATGGATTCGAAGGCTACTTACATTATAAGAGAGCATTTTGGTAAGAGTACAGAATTAGCAAAAGAACTTAAATTATACAAAGTATTTGTAGAAGAATCGTTTTCTTCAGAATACAAAGCATCAGAGTTTGTAAATATCATACTGAGCGAAAGAAACAAATTAAACGAATCTGTTTTGAATAGACAGAAGTATAATTTAATAAAAGCTATTAAGAAAAATTTTGTATTAGAAGATTTCTTTAAGTATAGAGTATCTAACTATAAAGAGAACGCTTCTATATATAAACTATTTGAACATACAACATCAGATAATCCAAAAGAATATGTGGATTGTAAATCAACATTATTAGAATCATTAACAAATTCTTCTAAATCTGATGATAAGATTGTATCTACTATTAATGAAGAGTATTCTAAGCAACCAAAAGAGGTAAGATTGTTAGCATGGAAGATGTTAGTTGAAAATTTCAACAACAAATACACAAATCTTACTGATAAACAACAAGATATTCTTAGAGAGTATATAAACTCAGTTGATAATTCTCAAAAACTAAAGAAATTCGTAGTAAGAGAGTGTAATTTACTTAAAAAAGAAATTGATTCAATAAAAGTTACAGATAAAGTTACCAACATTAAGGTAAATGAAGTATTGAAACTTATCTCTAAGCTCAAAGCAGCAAAAGTAATTACAGAATCTCAGATTTTATCACTACTTAGATACCACGAACTAAAAAATGAATTAAGAAGGGTGTTTAAATGAAAAGTTTACTAAAAGAAATAGAAGATAAGTTTGAAGAAATCGAAGAAGCTAATGTAACTGGTAACTTAGATGGTGGTGAGGGCCCAATCAAAACTCCACATGCTTTTGCAAAGAGTAAAGATGAGGATGATTTAGATGATGACCACATAGAAGTGTTGGGTATGAAAAAATCAAAGGAGAAACAT